GATGTACGTCACGAATTTTGATGATGTGATTCCACGATTCACAACGTTTTGCAACAAAATTGCTTGACGTGCAATGCGGTTCACGTTGGTGTCTAATTCCGACAACGCACGTGTTCCGGTGTAGTCACCGGTGATGGTTGTGTCGGCTTTGACTTCCATGTCGAATCCGCGACCGGATTTCAACGCATCGAGTTTGTCGGACATGTTTTTTGTAACTTGTTCACCAATTGATGCAACAAATTTTCCATTGTCCATTGATTTTTCCGACATCGCTTCCAATTTGCCTTCCATTTTGGCAATTGCTTTTTCGATTTCGTTTGATTTGGATTCCAAACCTTTCAACGATTCCAATTCGGATTTGATGTTGTTCACATCATCCATTGATGGTGTTGAAGCCATTTTTTCGGTGATCAATCCGTTGATTTTTTCAACTACTTGATCCGGTGTTAGAGCATTTTCAGCCATTTTTTTTGATTTTTTTGTGTTTAACAATTTATTGATTTGACAACGGAATCCCAATCGAATGGTGTTTCAATCGTTTTCGGCTCGTCAACGATCAATGAATGGTCTTTGATGACCGGTTCATGTGTTGCAAGTGATGACAATTGCGCATTCAAAAATTTGATTCGCATTTCGATTTCATGACATCGATCATCCGAACGATTTCCATTTGTCAACGATTTGACCAATGTGTCAATTTCCGTTGATATGTTGGAAATGTGTTCGATTTTGTTGCCGGATTTGATCACATCAACCACATTCGTGAATTCATTTGCGCCGAATGTAACTGCTGAACCTTCCCACAACATGACTTCCGAAATCATGTAATATCCGCCGGATTCCGATGTGGAATCTTCGATCCATTTGATTTTGTCCGGAACATACCGGAAACCGATTGAATGTTCGCGGATGATTCCATCCACGTAGTCGTTCCATGCATCGTTTCCAATGGTTGAATGACCTAATTCACCGACCGCGAACAAACCAATGTTGTCCTCACCCAATTCCACGAATTTTCCGATTTGTTTTGTCCAATCGTGATGACGTAAAAATTGAATTTTGCGGTTTGATGGCGAATCAACACCATGTTCCTTGATTGATTTGGTGAATGCACCACGTTTGATCATGTCATTGTCGGAATCGATCACATCGAATTTCGACAAATAAATGGCAACGCGGCGGTGTTCCGAATCCAAATCTTTGATTTCGGTTGCACCTTTTGTGTTGTATATATTCGCACCTTTCATGGTTCCAAATTTAGTGAATAATTAAATGCCAACCAACAACCGAATTTCTTCCGGTGTCAATGGCACACCCATCGCAACCAATTTTTCCAACGTTTCCGTTTTGGTTTTCATGGTTGTTGCATTCACCGATGTGTCGTCTTGTAACACCGGCAAATGATCAAATTCCGCGACAAATCGCAATCCTTCATTTGTCAAACCTAATTGTTGCGAAATCGCATCATAGATTTGTTGTGTTTCCGGAATGATGGTGTCTTGATAAACCATGCGGATTGAATCACGCACGTTGGTGAATGTGGTGCCTTTTTCGGATGAAAACAAATTGATGGACAATCCAAACGCATCGATGATGGCGATTTTGTCGGCGGTCAATTCTTCAAACAACATCAAATCTTTGGTCGGAAATGACATTGGTTTCCAATCGACTTCCGATTCGGTGATGATCAATTCATCCTTTGAACGTTTGAACCAATCACGTTGTATTTGTTTTTTATCTTCCGGCGATAACGGAATCGCACCGCCAATGTCGGAATTTTTCGCACTCAATATTCCGATTGCACCGATGTTTTCCAACAACACATTTCGTTTGTTGTATTGTGCGCGGATGTTTGACAATGGAAATTTCAACGTGTCGATTCGTGATGTTGGTTTGACCAAATTCATTCCATCCGCCGTTGTTAAATATACCACGTCTTTGTTTTCCAATGTTTCGGATTCACCATCATCGTATTTGAACAAATAGTCAGTGATCAATCCATCGGTGTCCATTTGTCGCAATTTACGACCGGACAAATTGATTTGAATTTTGTTGGATGGCAATGGAACCATCAAATTGCGAATGCCAAATGAACGTTCCGGTGCATACAAAAACACGTTTGAATACAATGAATCTTGAACGGAAATCGAATATACCACATCCGACCATGATTGTGTTGGATTTGGTTTGGCAATCAAATCATGGATCCAATGGTTTTCAACCTCATCACCATTTTCATCAACCAAACATGGTCTATTCGATGCCATCATGGATGCGCGTTTGTCAATTACCGATCGCAATTCCGGAATTTCGACAAACAATTTCCATGCATCGTTTGTGTCTATCCAAACCGCTTCTTTGATTCCCCAAACTTGATTTTGGATCGGCAACATTCGTTTGAATTGGTCAACAAATCGATCGTTTTCGCCGATTGTCACACCAAAAAATGATTCCCAAAAATTGACGTTCATTGCATGTTGTTGTTTATTGTTTACAAATTTACTAAATTTTATGCATTGATTGAACGAACATTGACAAACCACAAATGCAATCCGGCGCATCATCATGTTTGTTTTTTCCTTCCTTCGTGAATGCGATGATGTTTTGGATGAATTGTTCACATGGTGCATTGTCCAATTTGACGAACGTGAAATCGTTCATGACGAATGCCGAATTCATGATGATTCGTGTCATTTTGTTGGTCGTGTTTGCGACCGGAAGAATGCGCGTTTTGGTCAATTTTTGCAAATTGCGACCATAAATTGCACCGATTCCATTTGATTCAACACGACAATAGGAAACATTCCATTGGTTCAATTTGGATGCAATCATCGGAATGGTGATGTCGGTGTTGTCACGTGTGAACACGTAATCAACCACAAAAAATTGCTTTTTGATCACTACGACAATTGCCATTGCGGTGTAGTCGGCACCTTGATCCGCAACATCCACATAAGCCAACGCGCCATCGATACCGGTTTTGTTCGCATCGGATGTGTTTGATGCAACGATTGAATTGAATTCGTGCAAATCCATCAATTTCAAATCATTGAACAATCGACCTTGAACATCGACCGGTTGTTGTTGGTATTCAGCCGACCAAATTTCGATTGGTGTTCGTTTGCGTTTCGCATGGTATTCATCGGTTGACATCACGTTTTCGCAAAACGATTGGTCATTGTCATCCAATGCCGGAACCATGATCATTTCATCGTATTGATTCGCTTCCACATTTCGACCAATCATGTCATTGATCGACCATCGTGTTCCGATGTCAATTCGTGCGCATCCACGTTCAAATCGTGAATCATGCGTTGATTCTTTCCATGCAATCACACGATCGTTGATGGTGTCGGACATTGCATCTTCAATTCCACGATACAAATCATCAGTGATCGCTACGTTGGATGCACCAAATCCAATGATGGTTCCGCCAACACCGGATCCAAAATATCCAACTTGTTTTGAATGGTTTGTGTTCCATCCTTGCAAATTGGCTTTGTCATCCGACAATTGAACATCCGGAAACACCATGCGGAATTTGTCCGATTTCAAAATCGTTCGGACATCGTATGAAAATTTCAAATACAATGTGGATGTACATGTGTTTCGCATGACCGATTCACGCGGATTGCGACCGATTGTCCATGCGCAAAACAACGATGTGATGAAACTTTTTCCGGCGCGAGGTGGCATCGAAACCGACAATGAATTGATTTCACGTGTTTCAATGCGTTGGAATGCATGTGCAACGGATTCCAAAAATGGTCTTTGGGCAAAAAAATCCGGATCGTAATGAATACAAAACCGCCAAAAATCACGTTTCGCCAATTCCAAACGCAACATGTCGCGCATGTGATCAACGTTTTGTTTCGTCATTCATTTGGTTTTTCGTTCAACAAATCAATGATTTGATCGGTTGACAATCCGGAAAAATCCGGTGCATTGTTGGTCAAATTGATGTCGGAACGTTCAATGTAGCCACGTTTTTTGCCTTTGGTTTTCAAATAGAAAATTGTTGCGGCGGTTGAACCATCACGAATTTGTTTGTGCAATTCCGATTCGGC